CTTGGGAGTTTAATCGTGAAACGATTTTGAATCGCTCACCAGAAAATACTCTCAAACAGTCGTCGCGCAACTCTCCAAAGCGTTCATCAGGAATCAACTCTTTGAAGAATTCCACAGCTTCAGCGTCTCTAAACATCTCTCTACCATTCGCGCATTCTCTAAATTTCAAAAAGATTTCACTATTTCGAATTTTGAGAGTACGATAATTGGTTGACAAAATCAATGTAATGAGTTCTGAGAACTTAAGCTCTCCTTCTGGATCACCCATCTGGGCTTCCATACGCAATCTCGCGCCATAAAGGAAAGCTCTATCATCATCACCAGGAATCTGTCTCGCTTCCATCTCTTTCTTCTTGTAAATTGCAGCAGCCCTTCTAAGGAGTTCATCATAACTGATTATCTCCTTCTCAAAGTACTCACGCTGACCTTCCGCACCTTCAATTGGTCTCCTTTCCAGAATGACATAATCATGTGTATCTGGTATGAAATGACCATCTTCAGGCAATTTACTCTTGTCCAGTGTCCAGTATCTCTGATGACACTTGTCTACGACTGCTGGGTCGGCATATTCCCTCTTAACCCTAACAGCAACTTCAAGATGAATGCGGTTTGCTACAGCATCTGGATATCTCACTGCATCACGAGCTCCTTCAATACTCTTATCAACATTTGTTGTGCAAATAACAATCTTAGAGCGGAAGTATACATTTCCTTTCTGCTCAATACCTGCCATGTGTAAAATGTTGGGAAAGACGTTACCAAACCTAATCAGATGTGTATTTGCATTCTCTGGACCTAATAGACTCGGGTGAACCAAGTCTTTTTCGTCCATAAAGCATACCGTTTGCCCAGTGTATCCATCAGCATAAACTAATTCTGGTTGCCACGAATATACATGAGAATCCAAATCTTGTTTAACAGACTCCAACTGTTCAGGAGGTAATACCATAGCTAAAAGCGAAGCAACAAATGGACGTAACATACGTGATTTGCCTATTTGGCTTTCGCCACTCAATGAAATTAACTGGTGCTTGGCGCATCTTGTGTTGCCCGACACCCTCGTGTTCGAGTTGAATTCGCATTCTCGAAACTTCGCCCAAAATAGGGCGAACGATATTCGAGACGCCAAAGTTCTTCTTGTCGCTTCCGTGTTTCGAAAGTAATTCATACGCTTTGTCTTCAAGAGAAATAAGCTTATCATACATCTCTCGAGTGTGACAACCCCTACCTTGTCTTATGTCGGTAAGAGAAGCACGAGCGTCCTCAATCCATTTATCAACTTGTGGAATGTATGAGGATAATAATGAAAAACTCTTCCATCCTACACTCTCAGCACAATAATCCAAAATCTTCTGTACTATACGAATGACAACTGAAATGGTTGTTTCAGTTCCTGAGTACGATCTGCCCATATCTCCAAGGTATTTCAAGAGATTACTCTTCGAATCCCCAAGATTCGGCATGTAGCAATACCCGAGGAATAAAAC